ATAAGGGAAGCCCAAGTCCGCTGGTGTTTGCGTATGAGGTTTGTCCATTTGGGTCCTCGCATAGATTCCATCCACGCGAGATCGTCTGTCCAAGTAATTCCATGGGTTTTCCTGGACATACTACTGTATCCAGGCATTTTTGCGGGGTTTATGAAGCCCGTATAAACTCATCACGCATATACCTATCATGCGCGATACGGCTGAGAATGATGTAGAAGAGGGACTTATTGAACAGCCCCCTGTAGAAAATCAAAGAGCCATTATGGCATTTTGTATAGTGTGTGTGCTTATTACACTTGGTCTCTGTGTGGGTGCGCTCTTTCTAATCAATTATTTATTTGATAAAAAGACGTGGATTTAGTGAAAAGGCCATGTAAAGAACAACGAAACACTATAAAACATAATGACGGCCGAGGCTATTCCACTGCTAGACGGCATCGGCTTTGTAGAGCTCCTAGATACCTTTGGAGATGATCTCACCGTCGTGAATGCCGCGCGCGTGAGTTTCGCCAAGGAATCTAGCGCGCTCGACCAAAAGGATGAGAAACTCATCCAGTACTTGGCGAAACACCATCATATTACACCCTTCTTCCACCCGCAGGTGCGTCTCCGGCTGAAGATGCCGATTTTCGTGGCCCGCGAGTGGTTTCGTCACACCATCGGATTTGCGCGCAATGAGGTATCCAGGCGCTACGTGGATACTACGCCAGAGTGCTACATGCCTCCCGAGGGTTCCTTGCGAGAGCGAGATACCAATAAAAAGCAGGGTTCCAAGCCCACGCCGGTTGAAAACGAGTCGGCGGTGCGTGACAACATCCAGGCATTCCAAGGTACGGCCATCGCCTTCTACGAGCATCTCCTATGCCAGGGCGTGGCTCCCGAGATTGCGCGCGCCTTTCTTCCGCAGTCTATGTACACGGAGTTCATAGAGACGGGAAGTTTATCGGCCTACGCGAGGCTCTGTGGACTGCGTCTGGACCCCCACGCACAAGTGGAAATCCAGGTGTATGCCGAGGCGGTCTCGAAACTCCTTAAAGAAAAATTTCCGGTGAGCTGGAATGCCTTAGTCGCTAAGGCTCAGGAGCCCTAGGCCACAGAAGATAATCCCTTTAACACAGAAGCAACACTTTCCACCAAGGCCGACGGCACGGCGTTGCCCACTTGTACAACCATTTCCTTCTTATTCCCCCGCAATACAAAGTCGGCAGGAAAGCCCTGAATCTGCTTGAGTTCCTGAGGCAGCAGACAGCGCGCATAAGCAGTCCCATCGGGCTTTCGCAGACCCACCAAGAGCCTCGGTTGATGGTCATATGTACAGATGATTGTCTTGGACGGTGCGTCCAAGTCAATGATCTCCGAGTGAATGGGGCTGTCCCGCTTCGAGCAACTGAGGAGATTCTCGCGCGCCTTCAGCACTACGAATGGATGGGGCTCACCAGTGGGCCGCGCATCGGCAGCCACGGCCAGCGCATATCTCTCAAAGTTTTCTGGGACAGACCCGGCAGGCAAGAGATGGGCGCCTTCCATGGAGGCTTCCACAAAGTCCCGCATCCGAGGCAAGGCCCGACCCGCGCCGAATGCCGCCACAGACGCCCAGAAACTCGCCACATCAAAGGTCTTCACTCGCGCCGTATCCCAGCCGACTATCAAGACACGCTTGCGTTTCTGAGGAACACCGAACTGATTCGCCTCTAACACCTTGTGCGTAAACTCATAACCAATCGCGCGAAATGACTGGCGAATGATATCCAGGATCAGCGGGTCGTCCGGCTCAGGCCCGCTCTTCATCTTTTCAATCCCTGTTACATTCTCTCCGATGATAAAGCGAGGGCGTACAATGCGTGCGGCACGGACAAATTGCTGAAACATCTGATTCCGAGGATCCGTGGCCTGTTTCTTCCCTGCGCGAGAAAACCCCTGACAAGGGAACCCGGCAAAGATTACATCGGCTCCGCCCTTGTATGGCTCGAAGACCGCGTCAGGAATTTTCGTAATATCGGCGGATTTGCTATTGGGCTCTTGTAACAACACGGACTCGGGGAAATTTGCCAAATGGGTTTGAATGGCCGCCTTATTACATTCACTGAACGCAATCACCCGAAATCCAGCTCGCTCTAGACCAAGAGTATCTCCACCGCAACCCGAAAAGAGCGAGATGGCGCGTCCGGACATTTTCTAACCAGGGACTGCAGTATTAAGTGCACCTGGTGAATCAATTTTAGGTTGATGTAAATGTAAAACGGAGTTTTATTCCGCCTGCGGTACTTCCCAATATATAGTAGCCAGACCCCCAGCAACTAATAAAACTTCCATATGTTATAGTCAATATACGGAATCGCGTGGCATCCCATATAATAGGATATACTTGGCCACCAAGGCCATTATCCGTTATGACACCACTTGCGGGTAAGGAGTAATGGGCAAGTTCCCATGAATTTGTTTGTACATTGCCTTGATAGGCGCCTTGTAAGGCTAAGCTTGTGTTAAAGGAAAGGTCGTTGGGGAGTGTGAAAAGATAGTCGCCTGATCCGCTGATCCCTGGGGTGCTGCCGAATTTATATACGAGCGATACTTCCCACTCTTTATCTCCGAGCTGACGATAACTGAGGTTGTTTATGGGGGCGTTAGTAGACGCCGTGGGTGCTGTTGTTGTTGCGCCGAATACAATATTGCCGGTGCTTATCCATGCGGGGTATGAACCTGTTGGGCCTGTTGGGCCTGCTGGGCCCTCTGACCCTTCTGGGCCCGTTTGACCTGCTGGGCCTTCTGGGCCCTCTGGGCCCGTTTGACCTGCTGGCCCTTCTGGGCCCGTTTGGCCGGCTGGGCCCGTTTGGCCGGCTGGGCCCGTTTGGCCGGCTGGGCCCGTTTGACCTGCTGGCCCTTCTGGGCCAGTTTGGCCGGCTGGGCCCTCTGGCCCTTCTGGGCCCGTTTGACCTGCTGGGCCTGCTGGCCCTTCTGGGCCTGTAGAACCCTTCAACGCAAATACACCCCATCGTATTGGATCATCTGACGGACGACTTCCAGAATTACCATCACCGATCTTTATGTAAGAACTATTATCATCGGAAACGATATCTACATCTGATGTATAGAATGCGCTTGGATTCCAAGGACCTCTCCAAATAACTCCAGGGCCGGTTGCGCCAGTAGCGCCCGTATTTGTCGCGTATCCTGTGGGACCAGTAGCCCCCTCAGGACCAGTGGGGCCAGTAGCGCCAGTATTTGTGGCGTATCCCGTGGGACCAGTAGCCCCCTCAGGACCAGTAGCACCACGAGGACCAGTAGCGCCAGTAGCGCCGGTTTCACCTGTATCACCTGTATCTCCTGTTGCGCCTGTATCTCCCGTTGCGCCAGTAGCGCCAGTATTTGTCGCGTATCCTGTCGGACCAGTAGCACCATCAGGACCAGTCGCGCCAGTAGCTCCAGTAGCGCCCGTATTTGTCGCGTATCCTGTGGGACCAGTAGGACCATCAGGACCAGTCGCGCCAGTAGCGCCAGTAGCGCCCGTATTTGTAGCGTATCCCGTGGGACCAGTCGGACCATCAGGACCAGTCGCGCCAGTAGCTCCAGTAGCGCCCGTATTTGTCGCGTATCCTGTGGGGCCAGTAGCACCATCAGGACCAGTCACGCCACGAGGACCAGTAGCGCCAGTAGCGCCCGTATTTGTCGCGTATCCCGTGGGACCAGTAGCTCCACGAGGACCAGTCACGCCAGTAGCGCCTGTAGTGCCCGTATTTGTCGCGTATCCTGTGGGACCAGTAGCTCCACGAGGACCAGTAGCGCCTGTAGTGCCCGTATTTGTCGCGTATCCTGTGGGACCAGTAGCTCCACGAGGACCAGTCACGCCAGTAGCGCCTGTAGTGCCCGTATTTGTCGCGTATCCCGTGGCACCAGTAGCTCCACGAGGACCAGTCACGCCAGTAGCGCCTCTTGCGCCAGTAGCGCCCGTATTTGTGGCGTATCCCGTGGGACCAGTAGCGCCCCTTGCGCCCGTATTTGTGGAGTATCCCGTGGGACCAATAGGTCCATCAGGACCAGTAGGCCCTATAGCTCCTGTTGCGCCCGTATTTGTGGCGTATCCCGTGGGACCAGTAGGTCCATCTACACCAGTAGGTCCAGCTACACCAGTAGGTCCAGCTACTCCTGTTGCTCCTGTAGCGCCTGTATCTGTTGCGTATCCCGCAGCACCAGTAGGTCCAGCTACACCCGTGGGGCCTGTGAAGCCTCTAGGCCCAGTAGCTCCCGTATTCGTAGAAAATCCCGAAGGTCCATCCAACGGATTTATATTCACCCGATAAGAATCAAATGGATAATTCTGATAAGTAGTTACAAGAGCTATTTGTACAATCATATTTCCCGTGAGTGGATTATATACTTTCACCCTGGCTTGGAAATAAATATCAGGATTTGATTGAGAAACCACGATGATCGAATTACCTGGAATATACGCAAGGTCCTTACCGACGACAAGTGTCTGTATATCGCCTACAGATAATCCCGAAGGATAGCCGTCCTCGTCAGTAGAACCCCAGGGCCGAATAGTAGTCGTGAGAAACCTTTGCCCAGATTCTCCTGTTGCTCCTTTTGCCCCTGTAGGCCCAGTGGCTCCCATAGAACCAGTAGGCCCTGTTGTGCCTACAGCACCTGTGGCTCCTGTAAATCCTCTATTGGAATATGCGGGAAGCATTCTATAAATGCGCCACACTTTCTAAACGAGCGGTCTAAATCACCGAGAAATAGACTCATAAAGATATGAAGAAAGCGACCCTCATTTATAATAAGGCCAATGCGCAAGGCATTCAGTCACATGTTCAGGCCCTGGAGAAGGTTCTCAAGGCCTTCTCCATCAAGCACGCCGATCCTCTGGAGCCTGCTCAGCCGTGTGATCTCGCCGTCCACGTGGAAATTCCTTTCTATGGCTGGATGCCTTGGTCGGCTCGTAATGTTTTCCTGGTGAATCCCGAGAGGTGGGAGGCCGGGTGGAACTCTTATTTGGCCCGCTGTGACGCCTTGATCTTCAAGTCTTCGGCAGATAAGGATAGTTTCTACGGCTTGTACCCTGAAGCATCGGCTGTGGTAGCTTCGTATACCGTGCCTTGGATGGATGAGGTTGCTGCGGGCGCAGAGACATTTGCGAAGATTATGAGCTCTGCGCCTGCCTCGCCGCAGGCACCTCTGCTGGCACCTCTGCTGGCGCAAGGCCAACCCAAGCTCGGCATCGCCGAAAGCTGTCCTCCCATTAGTATAGTCACCCTTTTACACAATCGCAGGAGATTCGTAGACCTCTGCCTCCACAATTTACTCATTACCGACTATCCGAAAGACAAAATTGAGTGGGTCGTGGTGGAAGATTCCGATATCGTGGAGGAGCAGGCAGCCGACAAAGTCCTCAAATTCGGCCGTGGTTGTGCGCCGATGAGCGTGTCCTACATCCCTCTGGAGAAGAAGAACGTGCCAATTGGCTCTATGCGTAACAAGGCAATCAAGATGGCCCAGCACGATATTATTCTTTTTATGGACGACGACGACCATTATCCGCCGACGAGTTTCAGCAAGCGCGTGGCCTGGTTGGTGGCGCATCCTTGGCAACCGAAGGCGGTGGCTTGTACGACCATCGCGTGCTACGACCTCATTCGCGGTACGAGCGCGGTGAATACTCCGCCCTGGACACTTCCTCTACGCCAGAGGATTTCCGAGGCTACGCTCACCTTTTACAAGAGTTGGTGGGAGGCGAAGAAATTTCCCAAGGTCAGCATGGCCGAGGGAGAAGGTTTCTTGGAGGGACGCGAATCGGATGTTCTGGAGTTGCCTCCGCAACAAATGATCGTGGCCATGAGTCACGGAAAAAACACGAGTGGGCGCAGAATTCCTCCTTCTGGCCAGGAGCCTTCTTGTTTCTGGGGATTTCCCAAGGAATTCTTGGTCTTCCTACATAAGTTGGCGGGTGTGGATGTTGCCGATGCCGAGGCAGAGTAAAAGTTGATTCATTGCGAACTGTGTAAAAGAAGGTCCCTTGAACTTATATGCCCTGCTCTGTCTGTCGTAGCCCAGGACATGTAAGCAGGACGAATAATCCTTGTACCCTCCAACCCCCCGATCCAGTCACACCAGATGCTCTTCGCAAACGTTATGTGCGTCTCTTGGAGTTTGAGAAGGCGAATATCGCACAAGACGCGGAAGACGGCTATAAGACACGGCGTCTAGGACTTCCAGAGCATATTAGCGAGAACATCATTAAATTCGTCATCCAGAATCATCTGGGCGATCCCTCGTGTACATGGGGGTGTGTAGTAGGAGATTTATATTCAACCAAGTCTAAGGTGATTGAATGTAAATCTTTTACGAGTGAGGGACCTACGTCGTTTGGTCCCACGCAACCGTGGAATGTGATTTATTTCCTGGATGCGCGCGGGTGGTTGACCGATGCCTTGGTCTTGTGGGAGATTTGCTTGCCGAATACTCACGAGATCTGGAAGAATATTAAGGTGAAGGAGGGCCAGACGAAGGACGAGCAGGGCGAGGAGGGACGCCGGCCTCGGATTAACTGGGACGGCCTCTATCCGCAGATTCAGGAGCACTGTAAGAAGGTGTATGAGGGCACGTTTGAGGGGATCTTCCGGGTTTAGGAGAGATAAATCTTGCGAGTTTCCTTGTCGATTTTTACTGTGAACTCGCGTGTTATTTCAAATCCTAACACAGAAAAAGATACCGTATAGAGATTATTCGTTGATTCATCTATTACCTCAGGCGCGGGCGCAGGCTCAGGAACCGCCTTCTCCTCGGGCGCAGGCGCAGAGCCCTCCTCGGGCGCAGGCTCAGGAACCGCCTTCTCCTCGGGCGCAGGCACAGAGCCCTCCTCGGGCGCGGGCACAGGCGCAGAATCATTGGACACAACAACGATATCCCCTGTAACAGTTCCCACACCCACCTCACTTAGCGTAACATTCGCGTTAATGAGCTCAGCCTTTGTTTTACCAGCCCCTTTTACAGGACTTCCATCGGGCATCAGCAGATCATTCCGTCCATAAATAGTTCCATCGCCGTAGTATTCGCTATACGAAACATAGACATCCTCGGCAACAATGTAGCCCACAGGTGTTTCAAATGTGATAGGAGATGACATTATATTATATAAATATATTTTAAAATTAATTTGAACTGTAGAATATCACTCCAACCCTAAGAATTTACGGCCGATTTTGCTCGTTATAAACATTCCTGCTCCTGCAGCAATCTGTATGTAAAACGTCTTACTTCTTTTTGTGCACATTAGTAAATAAATAGACAGTGTAAAAAAAGTTACAGCCGATATCCAAAATAGGAAGGTGAACGAGTCCATTCTATTCTAGCTAAAATATAAAAATTGATGTTTAGAGCCCTTACATAGATTCGTCCAAGTAGCCATGGGCTTTGATTTGTATATATCGTGTAGCATCAGTGTGTGCCATGAAACAGGGAGACTCTTCTTTTACAGGAACGATCTTACAAAGGACTATACGATTCCTGCAGTAGTTGTACCAGAAGAGTATCGGCGTTTTCTAAAACAGCGTGGCTATCACCTACGACTCTATACCTCAAGAGTGACAGACGAATTGTCAACGAGCGTTGAGAACTTTCTGGATAAATATCCGGATTGGTCTGATATTTGGGAAGATGATGATTACGAAGAATATTCTGAATTCTGGGAAGAGTCGGACCACAATTCATTCAAGGATGCCCTTACATGGTTGGCGAAACAGGAAATCGGTTTCATACTCTCCTGGGATTACTGAAGATATAAACCCCTTGTTGAAATAACCCATAGAAATGCCCAACGACTGCTGGAATCGGATGACCGTGACAGGGACTGAAGAGGATGTGGGTCGTTTTTACGTAGAAGAATTCAAGGACGTGCCTGAATGGGCCTACGAGATTTTTGTAAAAGGGGTTGAGGGGATTCAGTTTCGACTGTGGTCGCGCTGGCAACCGGACTTTGCGTGGCTCGAGGGACTTCTGAAGAAATATCCGTCGTTGTGGGTGAAAAACATTTGGCACGAAGAAGGCGGTACGGCGGGTGTTTGGATCGGTGGCGGGGGAAAGGATGGAATCAAGCGTCTCGAGTGGGATGATATGTGCATCGAAGAAAATGCGCACCGGTTTCGGACGGGCTAAAAATTTGAAATTATTTTTCAGGGATTCTGGCAAGTCACAAGGATGAGTACTGGGCCAAGGATGAATAACAGTTGCAAAGGAAGCGGTGAATGTTTACAACAGTGCTCTTGCGGATGCTACGATGATGAAGACTATGATATACCATCAGTATTGTGTATTTGTGGACACCGAGAACATGCAAAACTTATTGGAGGGACAACAGAGTGTGATGTATATTGTAAGAATGATTGCCCGCACAACTGCGAGCTTGTCGAGTGTCACAACTTTCGAATGTGCGGGCAAAAACGCCCCAAGTGGATACTCGGCTGTAACAATGGGATGTGTATGGACTGTAAACTTTCATTTGGAAAAATTAAGTTCCTAGATGTAAAGGACGATTGCCCAATATGCTTTATTAACACAGATATGATTGAAATTAGTTGTGGCAAACATAAAGTATGCCTTGATTGTTGGAAGAAGTGGTCTGAAACAAGTACACAGATTCCTCTAACATGCCCTATGTGTCGCAAAAGTATCTGGAGTAGATAGTGCTATTATCTTGTTTAAAGTATCAATCGTAATATAATACACTATGGATACATTATCAAAGGGCGTGATAGCAAAAATAAAAAGGAATATTGCTGGAAACAACCGCAAAGATTTGGCTCAACACAGAGTAAAAGGAACACTTACATATGATGATTATATTGATAAAATAAAAGAACAGGGTAATAAGTGCTATGTATGTTTACAAGAATTTCAGTACAATGGTGACCAATGGTGTTATTTTTTTCCTAGTGCTGATCGTATTTATAATTATAGTCCGCATAGTAAAGATAATATCGGCGTGTCTTGTCTATTCTGTAATATAAGGATGTTCAAACAGATATCCGTAAAAAAGTGCGGGCTGTGCGAAGGGTTGAATCATGTATATACAGGAGATATTATGACAAAGAGTGAACTATTTAGTAATCTTGGTAATAGTGATTATAATATAAAAGAACATATAGGTAATCTTAGTAAGATATCAGCGAATCTAAATAGGGGTATTTATAATACTATACTATGATGTTAAAATTGACTTATAATAAGTTTTTAAAATAATTAACACAAAATGTCCACTGGTCTAATAAATTTGATACTCTTTTACTTTATTAGATAATACCAACAAAGTAAAATGGGATGTATATATCGCATTCTATGTAAGACTACTGGCAAATCATATATCGGGCAGTTTAGATTAGATGATCCGAAATATAGGATCAATCGGCATTGGAGGGATGCTAAAAAGGGTAGTACGTGTATTATTCATCAAGCAATGCAAAAATACGGAAAAGATGATTTTACAGTTGAGGTATTATGTATATGTACTACACAGGAAGAACTAAATATAAAGGAACAAGAATATATTGAATCGTATCATTCAATGTGTAATGATAATGGATACAATATGGTTGCTGGAGGTAAAGGGAGGGCTCCAAACTTTCATCACAAAGAAGAGCATAAGGAACGGATGTCAAAATTAATGACGGGTAGAACAGTATCCGACGAGACTAAACAACGCCTTAGTGATGCAAAAAAAGGGATTCCCCTTAACTGGAGTGAAGAGACACGAAAGAGAGCATCTGAACGCTCGCGCCAGAATGCTACAGGTGTTGTATGTTCTGAAGAAACTAAACAGAAAATCAGCAAATCACTGAAAGGAAGACCAGGTGTATGTAAAGGTCAAAAACGGACCGAAGAACAAAGAAAACACATTAGCGATGCTAAAAAAGGCAAGGTGGTAAGTGAAGAAATTAAAAAGAATCTAAGTAAAGTTCAGGCAGAAAGACATAAGAATACACCAATTCCTCATAAGAATTGTAAATACACCGAAGACGATATTAGGTATATGCGAAACAATCCTGACAATCTTTCAGTAGATGAACTTCGTAAAAAGTTCAGTATCGCCAAGTATCGCCTTCAACAAATAGTTGATAAAAAATTATATAAGAATGTTATTGATTTGCCGGTTTGAAATGTCCATAGATCTAAAACTGCCACTTATAATCTAGTTCTTGTTTGCATGGCTTGTTCTTTTGAACATTCAGATGCTTTATTTTCTTCAGTAATAATTTTTAATATTTTTTCAATAGCATTGGCTTTGAACCATTCCCCACATAGTTTATATTCTATCAATTCCTTATGAAGTTTCTTTTCATCCTTTGAAGTTAAATTTGGATACCAACAGACCAAATTAAGATCTTCAACACTAACTTTATTTTTAATTTCATCAGGGCATCTACAAGAATAAAAACCCCGGTGTGCTATTCTACTCCAAGCATTATTATTAGAATAATGTCCTACTTTAATTGCGTCAATGTGGTTTGACTTATAAACATATACACCCATTATATGTTTATAAGTTTAATAACTTAAAGTGCCACTTTGAAATTTCCACAGATCTAAATATCTTCCAAGCCGCCTAACTCAATCATCCAGAATCAAACACTTAATCGTGCTGATATTCGGCTCAATATACGCCTGATATTTCTCCCTACACTTCGCCAAAAACCTCTCGTCAGTCAACATCTCCTTTTTACGAAAATGATTATCCAGAACCATCTCAGCAATATAATCCAAATTCTCCACGCCCTTCAACTCGAGTACCTCCCCCGTACGAATATTATGAATCATAAATCGCCTCCGACCATTCACATTATATTCCGTCCTCTGCCACAACCACGCATACAGAGCAAGTTGGACAAAGTGTTCTTCCTTCAAAAACGCCACGCATTTCAGCTCCCACAGCGCCTTACTATCCACCAAATCAGCACGTCCACAGACCTCCACATTCTTCCCGTGAAAATCATATCGCTCTTCGTGTATTGTATACTCAAAATCCGACGCGTCATTCTGCTCTCCAATCGTATCCTTTAACACTCCGTACAACTGCTCAATCGTTTCCACCGAGAACCACTTGTATTCCTTAATCTGCGCGATCTTGTGGATATACCCACATATCCACGCCGAATACACATTCGCCAACTTCAAATAATCCGCCGCCCCCGAAGGCACTTTCAACACGCTCTGAATTTTCTCCTTCATGAACTGTTTTTCCTCCGATTTATTGAACATCATATCGCGCGAAAAAGCATCTTGTAAATCCCTCAAAATACTTATGCTCCCCGTCAAGCGATGCTCGTATATCGTGGGAATCGCAATACCATTCAACTCGTACACCATCTCAACAAGTCCCTCAGCCGTCTGGATAGAATCAGGAATACCAATGTTCACATACGGCGCACGAACAACCTCCATCTTACACAATTCCACAATACGCCCAAGCAGTTCGTCAGGAATAAAACGCGTCAAATCCGTCACCCGACGCATCCGCGTATCTTCCTTTTGCTCAACCTCCTGGACCCGCGAGAGTCGTCCATGATCCAGCTCGACCCTCTTCACCGCAGGACCAAACTTATCCTTCTTGACAAATGTAAAAGGGGCTGATTGGCTGTCTTCGGCGCATATATAGAGACGCTCCATAGCGCGAGTGATTGCCACGTACATGGAGTTTGGACAAATCGCCGTATCTTTCTCTTTTTCATAGAACGTGAAATAATTCGCGCTGAAATTGTACACGAATACCACCTTCCGCTCGAGTCCCTTGCTCTGATGAAAACTGGAAAACACCACCTTGTTCACTAGCGCCTCGTCCCGCAACTCAGAATCATCTGAAATAGGCACATAGCAAGGGATTCCGCGCTTGACCAGGGTATTCTCCAGGATTTTGATGGGGTTGTGCTCGTTGTGGGTGCGCACAGAAGGCGCCAGGATGAAAATGTCGTCCGGCTTATAAATAGTCAACAACTCCATGATCTGCTTGTAGACATATTCCGGCACCTTGAAGAAAATATTGCCCGTGATATACTCAACTGGAACAGCCGACTCTTTTACACTTTTCATCCTAGGATATCCGAGAACGACCTCGTTGATAAAATACTCCATCGGCCGCGTAATTCTGTAACTCGTCCGAAGATTCCGCTTTTTCCATTCATAAGGGGAAGTATACAATTGTTCGGCCATTGTGAGAAATCGCAGATCCGCCCCCTTCTGCGGAAAATCGTAGATACACTGCATATTGTCCCCGAGCACGAGGAGTTGCGAGGTCATCTTATTCATATCCACGAGCGCCTTGTGGATGAACTGGAAATACAAGAGCGTCATATCCTGTGTCTCGTCCATGATTACAATGTTCGGGCGAAAATTGTTCTTCAAAGGCATGTTCATTGTCATAATGAGGTTGAGGTCGGCGTCAGTCACGCACTGCGATTTATAATGCGCCACGCCGAAAGAATGGTAACTATGTACTTCAATATTCGTCAGACCTAGAGCACGCACACGCTCGCGCGTCTCCGCCTTGAGCCGTGAATTGTATGTAAAAAGGGTAATCTTCTTATCTGGCACCGCCAGTGCGAGGAATAGAACTGTAGTTGTCTTACCAGAACCAGCTACAGCATCTACTAATACGTTGAACCCCTCTTTTACACAGTCTATGATTTCCTGTTGTTCTGGAGATGGGCTAAGCATTATATATCATACGGGCTCGCGGTTTAGACCAGGGGTTCTTATCCTGCAATTTCCTTTAAACGACTCCAGAAAACGCGAGATGCAATCATGGATGTTTTACACGTGTACCACTTGCGCGACCCATCATGTATGGATTCTTTCAACCCATGACCGTCTTCATAGTCGTTTCGCGTCGTTAAAAGGGTATACGTGCCATGTGTCTTATGACGGAAGGCCGCCTTTAATTTGTAGAATCCCTCTGGAGTATCCTCCCCTCTATACGCGTAAAGTGGTTCGTAATCTTTCGGATCAAGATTTTTGTAATAGCCTCCATTCTTTTTTCTGGGAAAGTATCGCTCCACATCACCCACTTCGCTAGGAGTACTAACCGTAAGAACTCCTGGACCTGCGACCTGATCCTCTGACGGTAAAACAATTGACTGGATTATTTCGCGCGTGAGTGCATATTTGTCTACGGGAAACTGTGAAGCTCCAAATGTGGCAGTATAACCCACCTTGCCTTTATGGCAGAGCATAAATCCGACTTTATCTTTATTCCTTTTGCAAAGGCGAAGTTCAAGATCGGTCATTCGGTTTTTAGGGGACCAAATACAGTACAAAAAATACTGGTCAATTTTATCCGAAATTAATTTAGACCATACCCCGCACCGTCCTCTAAACTCTCCTGCTATATTAGAAAATGAAAATGAGAAATACGCGTAGATTCCGTAAAAGAACAAAGAGAAATACCCGGCGTAGAAAGAACCTGAAGGGCGGGTCTGGGGGCTGGGCGTCAAGCCTGGGATTATCTGGCCTTTTAAACATGACCACGGAACAAAAGATTGAAGCTTTGAACGATGCGAATATTAAAGAACTAAGCGACTTTACATTTTATGATTTGGGGTATCCGGCATTAAAGGACGAATATTGGCGTATTGGTAGTAAGATACAATTAAAGGAGACATATAGCGGAAACTGCAATGAAAAATACGGAGCAAAAGAGTGGTGCCCGCGTTTTAAGGGTAAGGTTGCGGATTTATATGAATTTCAAAAGAAAAATGCGGCCACTGCGCCGCCGGCCAATGTGCAGCCGGCCACTGCGTAGCCGACCATTTGATAACCCCCTCTCAAGACACCGAATGAATTAATAAACCGACCACAGAACCTTGCCATAGTAGTGCCAGGCGAACCAGAAGAGATGCCTATCACTCATCCGCGAATTACAGTCCGAGCAAATAGGGAGAATATTCTCTATACACATAAGCCCGCCCTTGGCCAAAGGCAGAATATGACCAGCACTGAAGGATTCCTCGCTGATTATATTCTGAGAACACACGGGGCAGAAGACATGGTGTAGCCCGCCGTTTTTATTGCGCCAAATGGATTTCTTGAACCAGTCCGAAAACGCCTCGCGCTTATTCATGTGGAAGGTGCGACTTTGATCCATTAGTTTATACATCTCGGCCACCTTGTTATTGGCGAAGCGCGCGGATTCCTTGGCCTGGAACAAGGTTTCATCTGAAGGATCCGAAGGGGGAGCTTCGCTCTGGCCTCCCACGGATTCCTCAGCGCTGAACAAGTCGTCGCATTTCAGGCCAAGTACAGGAATTTCCCGCAACTTCACGCCCATAATGAATCCCTCCTTCCGTGGAAACTTCTTCGCGGGGAGTTGCGCGTACAAACTCTCCTTGCGAATATCGAGCAATTTCAAGAGTTCTTCCTCAGAGATTTTAGCCTCTGGGTCCGAATCGTCGTAGATTTCACGGAGTCTCCAGCGCGTCCTTTCTGACATGGGTGTAAAAGAGAGGACTGGGTATAAACCTAGCGCCGGCATTCACTTTTACCGTAAAATATAAAAGTTAAGAACCCCAGTTCTTAACTTTTATATTTTTAGGAATGCTGTGAAGTAGTATGAAGTTAAGATCCACCGAACGAAGTGAGGGGGTCTTAACTTCAGTACTTCACGGTACTCAAAGTAACGTGAAACGCTAGGAATTTAACATTGCATTCATCAAAAAAACTTAGGAATATTAGATGGATCTAAGAACGCCAACACAAAACGCTCGTTATGCTTCGCGCGCACCCACTAATTCGGCCGTTGTAGAAGGTCGTCGCGCTGCAGCCCGCGCCGCCCAGGAAGCGGCAGCGGCAGCTGCAGCCGAGGCTCAGGCAACGCGGGAAGCTTATGCTGCGTATACGGCTGCTGCCTGGGCCGCGCGTAAACCGGCGCCCCCTCCTAAACGGTCCAGTGGAGGTAAGCGCAGAACTCGCAAGAGTGCGAGCAATAAGAAGCGCAAGACCCGGCGCCAAAAATAAATTTGAACAACCCCCTTTTACTCCATTCTAGTCCCAATGAACACCGCGAAAAAGATTGGTTGCCTCGGCCTTTTCTCGGGTTTCATCGTATTTGTAGGAGCTGTCGCCTATTTGCCATCAAACGGTGGACAAGTTCCCCCTGGCCAGACACAAGAACAGTTCGTACAACAACAAAACGCCATGATCGTGGCATCTATCCCTTTTACAATTATGTCGGCGAGTCTAGGAATGATTTGCGCCTACGCACTCTGCCTTGGACTCACCCATTACCGCGACGAGATGCGGATGTATTCTCAGAGTGCAAGGCCTTTGCCTCCTTTGCCTCCTTTGCCTCCTTTGCCTCTCGACAATAAACCGAAAAAATCCATCTTGAAATCGGTACGAATTTATCCTGCCAGTAGTTGACAAATATTATATATTACTAGAGATATGAAAGCACATAGTATGTTTTTCATACTTGTTAAATTATTATTTATTATACAATTTATTTTTATAATTTTCGGAAAACACTCAGAAGATAGTACTACCTATTTGTTAACGGACTTCATATTCAAAATGTCAATTGGTATATACTTAATGTTGTTTTTCTATTTGAATAATGTTACAGATATATATTTGTGGGATAAAGTTGTTATATCATTTGCTGGAACTCTTTTATCATACGACTCCTTTTACAACGTTCTGCCGAAAGTATTTTTAAAATACGGGATCGTGTTTAATCCATTTAGTCCTACGAACATGTTTACCCGGTTGTCAAAGATCAAAGAAAGTCCGGCTTCTCCCGACCAGTATATACAGTAAGACCCTTCTCCTTTTTGGATTCCGCATAATATTTCCTATAAGATGCCACAGGGTCGCCGGCCACTTTATACTCGTCATCCATGGCCACCGCGAAGCCCTTGAGTTCATCTTCTGGAAGTCCAGGAGGCAGATTCACCTTCAACCACTCGGCGTGGGCGCGACAGGCATGAACTCTTCCTGGCCAACGAAACTCGTATTCATCCGCCAAAGCCAGGGCGAGTTCCACTGCCCACATATAATTCCCCAAACTCTCCCGAATCCAGATGGTACAGGGGTGGTGTAAGTGTACAGGGCGAAATCCAGGCTCATCCACATTCTTTCGGCGAGGCGCCGAAAGCATATGGATAGGAACATCTAGGAGCCGGTGTGCCTTCGCAATGGCCACGGCAGAGCGTACACCGAGAAGCGCAGGATAAGAAGCCGTCCAGTGCGCCGAGTAAAGCATCTGGCACGCCTCCAGAATCATCTTGACCACGTGCTTGTCGCCGTGGGCTTGTGCGGCCTCCTGCGGTTTCTTGCTGAGCACGAAGAGATTCATCGTTGGTTTAGACCAGGACCAGCCCCTTTAACACCCCTCGCGCATCAATTTTTATTGCGTTTGAAATAGAATGGATCCTAGCCTTATACCAAAACAGAAAAAGGAGGGTTTCAAGGGTCGCAGCCGCGGTGGCGGCAGCGACGGCGGCTTGGGCGCTTCTATGCTTGGAAATTCTGGTCTCATGGTACACGCTGGTGGAATTACCCAGTGCTCTTCCACAGACCAAACATGGTTCTGCTGGCTTTCTCGCCTAGTCAGCATGATCCAGTATGTGTTCTTTTTAATTGTTATTGTTTTTATGGTGTATTATTTCGTCTGGCCTATCATAGGAAAAAAATTAGGATTCTCCGGTTCACGCAGGGGTAAGAGGCGCGGTTAGCGTAGCATCCTTCGGTTAGCTCCCACAAGAAGTACACACCTCCTCGTCCAGCACGTGCTCTTGCCCGCTCTCCTTCAACTTCTGGCGCGCCTCCGCCGCCGCCTTGGCCTTCGCCTCTAGTTCCGCCGCGCGCAAGGCCTTCTTGAGAGCCTCCACCGTCTTGGGCGACTGGCGCTCATCATCCGAGTCATCTGAGACATAATCATCCTCTTGGTCCTCCGCCTGCGCAGCGGCGGCAGAAGATCCAGGCTTGCCACCGCTCACCGCCGCCAGAAGACGAGGATCCACTGTGAATTTCTGCGCCATCACCGGCGCCTTCGTCCGCAAATAGTAGCATCCAGTTTTGAGCCCGGACTTCCAGGCGTAAAAGTGCATGCTCGTCAGTTTCGCGTAATTCGGATCAGCCACGAACAAGTTCAAACTCTGCGACTGATCCACAAACGCCCCACGCCCTACCGCCATATCAATCAACACCTTTTGCTTCAGTTCATAGGTCGTCTTGTAGCGCGCCTGCATCTCCAGCGGAATCGCATCAATCCCCTGGACACTCCCATTCCGTGCGACAATCTCCTGCTTCATCGCATCCGACCACAGCCCAGCCTCCATCAACTCGGTCAACAAATACTTGTTAATCACGATGAAATCGCCAGCCAGCGTACGCCGACTATACAGATTGCTCGTGAACGGCTCGAAGCACTCGTTATTCCCCAGAATCTGCGACGTGCTCGCGGTCGGCATCGGCGCCACCAGCAAGGAGTTGCGCATCCCCTGCGCAGCCTGCAGGCGAAGGCCGGCCCAGTCCAGGCTCCCATCAGCCTCCGTCAAGGGCACCACCTTCCACAAATCGGGCTGGAGAACTCCCCGGCTCGTGGGACTGCCCGCAAAGCTCGGATACGAGCCCTCGGCAGCAGCCAGGCGCGCAGATTCCCCCACCGCCGCAAAGTACATGTGCTCAAAGATGAGCTGATTCAACCGCGCAGCCTCCTCTGACTCCCAGCTCATCCGAAGCATGGCGAACACATCGGCCAGCCCCTGGATGCCGAGGCCAAGAGGGCGATGGCGCATATTACTGCGCTCCGTCTCGGCCGTCGGGTAGTAGTTGATATCAATCACGCGATTCAGGTTCTCCACCACAATCGCCACAACCCGCCGAAACTCCTCAAAGTCAAAGCTCTTCTTGCCATCGGCGCCCGCTACTACGAACGCCGGCAGTGACATGGACGCCAGATTGCACACGGCGGTCTCCTCCGGGCTAGAATACTCAATGATCTCCGAGCACAGATTGGACGACTTGATGGTACCCAAGTTCTGCTGGTTACTCTTCCCATTCGCAGCATCCTTATAACACAGGTAAGGAGTCCCCGTCTCCATTTGCGTATCCAGAATCTGGAACCACAGCTTCTGGGCCGATACCTTCTTCTTGGCGCGCCCCTCGGCCACATACTTCGCATACAGCTTGCGGAAGTCATCGCCCCACACCTCCTGAAGCCCAGGAGCCTCATCAGGGCAGAACAAGCACCACTCGCCATCGGCCTCCACGCACTCCATAAACAAGTCAGGAATCCAGAGCGCGTAGAAGAGGTCGCGTGCCCGCTCCTCCTCAGCACCCGTATTGAGCTTCAGCTTCAGGAAATCCTCAATGTCGGCGTGCCACGGCTCCAGGTACACGGCGAAGCTCCCATTGCGTCGCCCGCCCTGGTTCACATAGCGCGCCGTGTTATTGAACACGCGAAGCATCGGCACAAGACCGTCGCTCGTGCCATTCGTGCCACGAATCCCCGAGCCACGCGCGCGAATATTGGAGCAGTGCAGGCCAATGCCACCCGCGTATTTGCTGATGTTCGCGCAATCATTCAGCGTCTTGAAGATGCCGGTGATACTGTCATTGTCCATGGCCACGAGGAAACAGGAGGAGCACTGTTGCCTGGGAGTGCCGGCACTGTAGAGAGTGGGCGTGGCGTGGGTGAACTTCTTGGTGCTGAGCAAGTCATAGGTACGGAAGGCCTTCGGCAAATCCGAGCCCCAGAGGGCGAGGGCCACGCGCATCCAGAGGTGCTGGGGGCGCTCGCGAATGACTAGACTCGTGTCCTTGAGGAGGTAGGAACGCTCCAGGGTCTTGAAGCCGAAATAGTCAAAGGCGTAATCCCGCTGGTAATCAATCGCCGACTCAATGGCCGCCGCGGCCACGGGGTCACGGCACATGGCCAGAATATCGTCGTGAATCGTACAAACCTTCTCGCCGGTCTTCGGGTTCTTCTGGTCCGAGAGGGAGATCATGACCTCGGCGAAGTTGCCGACGGTCTCCTTGTGATGATTGCTGATGGCGATCTGGGCGGCCAAGACACCCCAATCGGGGTGCGTCGTGGACAGACTCGCGGCGAGCTGGGCTGCGAGGTCATCAAGCTCTGACGTCTTCACGCCACTATAAATCTGGCTGAGTACCTGCTGGGCGAGGCCGTCAGGATTGATGCGCAGACCCTTGGCTGACTTGCGAATACGCTGGAGAACCTTGTCGAAACTCACACTCTCCGCCTGGCCATTGCGCTTTAGAACTTGCATGCTAAAGGACATTGGGATAAACGGTTGGGACCTCCTATCGCACCTGGCTGGCGGATCACTTTTTACGTGTGACTCGTTTATTAGCTCTTTCCTTACCACGAATCTTCGCCAAAACCGAGAAATAACGCGTCTTGTCCTTGTAGCCCCGGGAACCTGTGTAAAAGGGGTTGATGTGGATGTACTGCGTATTATTGATTTCCCCTCGTATCACATGATCGTCCAAATCATCAAAAAAATACACGCGATTGGCGAGGTTGCGGAGGGAAATTTGCTTGCTTCGTGGCACTTTGCTTCTGAAGAAACCGGGGGGTGTATTGACACTTTCTATCATTGACGCCACCTCGGCCAGGGACTTGCGCGGATTGTGTACGGGCAGACCGTCTTCTAGGTAGAAATCTTCATAGTGAATATCCCTGCGATAATCCCCGCGCGCCATGATGTCGTCGAAGATGGGCTCGCTGGAGCCAAGGAGTTCCTGGATCCTCGCCTCAAGGCGCGCCATATAGCCCGTGTCCGAGTTGTTGGATAAAATAAAAAGGGCGTCGACCGTATTTCCTCGGGCTGCCAAACCCTCCCGAATGATCTCCAGGATTTTTGGATTTATGGGAATAGGGGTTCGGTAAGGTTCACCGTCCACGGGCCCAATAGTACCGTCCACGTCAAAAACGAGAATAAGTCCCATCACAGACCCTTTTACACTAGATACAGGAATATTATTTGCTTTACGTGATGACGAAAACCAGCTCGTGGAAGAGCTCGTTCTCAGGCAGAGCCTCTTTTCCCGGCAGAGCCTCTTCCACGGAAATAACATCTCGCGCCCACGAGCCCACGAATGGAGGCGCGTCTTGCAAATCTCCGCCACCACGCCCATTGCCCTCCGCAGTGAGGAGAGGCAGTGGATGGATTTCATGTACCTTTGTCTTATCTACGTATTGCTTCTTTGTGTGGTTCACAATATAGCGATATTTCGCGGCGCTCCTGGGTTCCGGGCGAATCAGCTTGCTCTCATCGTCGTTACATAGAGCATACAAGTTCTTCTTATAATACCGTTGCTCGTCATCTGCGTAGTCCCCTGCCCACACCACCCGACTCTTGTGGTAGGCACCCTCCGGACTCAAGGAGAATTCCACGGCATTCACGTATGCGCTGGTAAGGTACGAATGCTCCATCAACTTCACGCCCTCATTGTATCCGTATGCGTTCATCCACGCAATGATCTCCCCCTCGTCGTTCAGGATAACCGTGACATAGTACTGACCCATTTTGGCTTGGACCTGCTTATGAAAAAGGTGGGCCAAATCAATTTTTATGAGGCCAGGCGCGGCCCTTACTTGCCCTTCTCCCCAGCAAGCATGTCCGTAATAATCCTGCTCTGCGTAATTACCCGAGAACTAATACACATACTCTCTAACTCCTGTAACAAGAGCTTGTACGCATACGGAATTTCAATATTGCTGAAGTTCGTCGTGTTCCCGCACCCACGGCACGCCCAGATTCCCTCCACGGGATTGGCGATGGCTATCCCACCGCAGTCCTTACAAGAATAACAGCGGAAGGCGTCCGAGCATTCCATGAGACGCTCCTTGGTGAACTCGGACATGCCGTGGGCTGCCACCGCATCTCGCTCCATCTCGCCGAAACGAAGACCACCCTCCCTCGCGCGCCCCTCGGCCGGCTGGCGCGTCAGCATCACCAGCGGACCTGACGCACGGCTGTGCATCTTATCCGCCGAGCAGTGGCGGAGGCGCTGGTAGAACACCGGACCGACGAAGATATTCGTCTCCATCTGCCGGCCCGTGAAGCCGTTGTACAGAATCTCATTGCCATACGGCTCCATGCCGAGACCGTCGCGCAGAAGCGAGGCGAGCCCATCCACCGTACACGCACCGAAAGGCGTGCCATCACCCAGAGCACCCACCTCGCACCCCACCTTGCCGAGGAGAGTCTCCATCAGTTGCGCAATCGTCATACGGCTGGGAATACAGTGGGGATTAATGATAATATCCGGAATAATGCCCGAAGCCGTCTGGGGCATGTCCTCGGCATTCAGGATCATTCCGCACGTCCCCTTTTGCCCGTGGCGCGAGGAGAACTTGTCGCCAATCTCGGGAATCCTGTCCTGGCGCACGCGGACCTTGGCGAAACTGTAGCCCTCACCATTGCGATTGCGGAAGATGCGGTCCACCCAGCCAATCTCGTTGTTGCGCATCGTCCTGGAGACGTCGCGGAACTTCTTCGCCCCGGCAGGAATCACCGTGCCCGTGGGTATCCTGAGAGGCACCACCTTGCCAATCAGAATGTCGTCATTGTCCACGTACTGGTTCTCCGGCACGAAGCCGTCCTCGGCCAGTTTCTCGTAATTGGCGTTCTTCATTTGGCGCGTCACTTGCGGATCCGGCTTGAAGAAGCGCTCCTCCTCGCCAGACGACTGGTTCTTCTTCTCCTCGTCCTTGTACGTGCGGTAGAAGATACTGCGGAATCCGCCACGCTGGAGGAAGGCGCGATTGATCATGATGGAGTCCTCCTGGTTGTAGCCCGTATAGGTCATAATCGCCACCGTGATGTTCTGGCCACACGGCATCGTCTGCGAGCCGTAGAACTTGCTCATGAAGGGACTCACCAGCGGGATTTGCGGGTAGCAGAGCATGTGCGAGAGGGCGTCAAAGCGCTCGCGGAAGTTGAGGGCGTACATGCCCATGGCCTGCTTTCCCATCGCGCACTGATAGGCATTACGGGGCGACTGATTGTGGTCTGGGAAAGGAATGTTAGACGCCAGCGAGCCGAGGATACAGGACGGATGGATCTCCACATGCGTCTTCTGCGCATCCTCTAACACAGCCTTGTAGGTCATCGCGATAAAAGCGCCCTCCGTCTCACCCGGATCAATGTACTCCACGAGATGATGTCCACCAGGAGTCTTCCACAGAAGAAGCTCCTCCCACGTCTTCATCGCGTCAACGCGCTTGGCCAAAGCCGGGTCGCCAAGGACCTCGCGCATAGCGGGAGCATACAAGAGAGGGCGCAACATGCGCCCTGCCTCCGTGGTAATCCACAGCTCGCGCAAATTCATCTTCCAAATAATGCCGGTCTGCGGATGGAGCTGGCACTCGCGCTTGGCGGCCTTGAGCGATTCAATGGTGCTACGTGTGGTGGTGGGCTCCAAGGTGCCGATCCACGCCCCGTTCAAGAAGATGCGCGTATCCGTGAACTTCTCGGTGATAGAGGAAGAGGTCAGGGGTTTGAGCACACTCAGGCTATCCAGATAGTCACTCACACACCGAGGATTGCTGAAGATACTCACAATCGCCGTGGTAGCCATGTTCTTCACCACACCCACCGAGTGACCTTCCGGCGTCTCGGCAGGGCACACAAAGCCGAATTGCGTGTTGTGGAGCTTGCGGGGAGCAATGAGCTTGCCGGTCTTCTCAATGGGCGTGCTGATACGGCGCAAGTGCGAGAGACCAGAGATATAGTTGAGGCGATTGAGTACCTGGCTCACACCGTTCTTGCTCGGCCCACCCGCCTTCGCCGAGCCGAAATTGCCCGTGGCGAGGCACGTCTTGAGGCCGACCTCCAGATTCGTGGACTTGATGACCTTGTGGATATTGCTGATGTTCAGAATCTCCTCAAAGTTGCCAGTGGCCTTCCAACTCCCGCCGTGGATCTCCTTGGCCAGATAGGACTTGATGTCCTTCACCATGATGGTGGAGAACTGGGTGCGAAAGAGATTCGCGAGCAAGAACCCAGGCAAGTCCACGCGCTTATTGGGGTACGAGTCACGGTCGTCATTGGGGATGCGACCCGACGAGACCCACAGCACCTTGCGCGTCATGTGCGCCAGGAAACAGGCCTTCTCATAGGCCTTGTCCTCGGCCCCAATGTGCGGGAACAGCTCCTCGGCGAGGATGTCGCTGACGAGTACAGGAGGCCTGGTTCCACGAGGAGCCCAGATCTTGATGTAGGAGGCCATCGCCTCCAAGGCCTGCTCCTGGGTCTGGACCGACGAAGACTCAGCCATGGACTCGTTGATGATTGTGTCAAAGGAGGTGTCTCGGTCTTGGCCTGGCCCGGAAGGTCCAAGGATCATGTCCACGATGTCCTTGTCGGCCACGACGCCGAGGGCGCGGAAGACGATGAAGAGGGGGATGGGCGCCTTCATGCGCGGCAGGGAGCAACGGAGGAGGATGATTTGGATGTTCTTGGGGTGGTACATCATCCGCACGGAGTTGGACTTGGGCACTTGGTCATTGTCCGGGCCGATGGACTTCACCTCCACCACCTCTAACTCCTTCGCGGTGTTCCGGTTATTGCGGAACACGAACGGGCGGTTTTCGGACATGCGCTCCTGGCTAATGCAGACGCGCTCACCGCCCTGGACAATGAAGTAGCCACCCATGTCCTCGGCGCACTCTCCGACACGGGCTGGGTTCACGTGGTGCTGGTCATTGAGGAGACAGTACTCACTGCCGACCATCACGGGGATCTTGCCCATGTGGACATTGGGGAAGAGGCGCTTGCGCACGGACTTCTTGCCACCGTGGGCGTTGTCCGTCTCGATGTAGGTCACGTTGATGTCGACGAAGAGGGGCGCGGCGTAGGTGAGGTTACGCAGCCTCGCGTCATTGGGCATCATGGGGAGGACGGCGCCGTTGTTCTCGAAGATGGTTGGCTTCTTGAATTGGATATTGCCGAACTCCAGGTGAACCTCGTATTCACGGCTGACGGGGCCGAGGCTGGCTACGGCGGCCACTTCCTGGTTGCCCATGAGCGCATTGGCTGCGGAAGTGCTGAGGCCGGTGGCGGATGCGAGGGCCGACCTGGGTCCACTGAGGGGAATCTCTGGACTACCCCGGACAATCACGGGGTTCACCATCGTAATAATTTCATGGATGTCGTGCTTCATGAAATGATTAAAACTCTCTAGCTGGTGGGTCACAATTTGCTTGCCGTCTGCCTGACCAAAGTAGAGTTCGAGGAATTTGTGCCAGAGGTTGGGGTCTTGGACTGCTGCAGCAGCAGAAGCAGACATTGTTGGTAGGGACTTGGTTTTGGCAGGGATGGAAGTGTCAATTTTTACTTTCATACCTAAGTTACTTCTTGCCATTTATTTAGATAGGCGCGCAGAATGTCAGAAGTGAGGAATGTACAAATAACGGGTGGGGCGGTGGATCATTACCGCAAGGAGCGCGCAGGCGGTTCAACGCGCAGGAAGCGCAAGGAATATCAGGACGGTGGCGATGTTCCTCCTGGAGGATCCATTACAGGCGCTGCGAATATTAGTGCGGCGAGGGCTATTCAGAATTCTCTTGCGAGAGGCGGGGCTGCTGCGGTGGTAAAGGACGAGTCGGTCGTAATTCGCAAGACACATGTGCCTTCACCTTCGGTTTCTCCGACTCCTTCTGCTAAGGCCGAGCCTAAGCCAGAGCCTAAGCCCGAGCCCAAGGCAGAGCCCAAGGCCGAAGAGGCCAAGCCCAAACTCCTTTTACACCCTCCCAAGAAAACCCCGAAGAAGATTGTCCTCGCCCCCCCGGCCACACTAAAGCCCAAGAAGCGCTCCACAAATCCGAGAGACACTCACAAAGTCAAAGTACAGCTCAGCGGATTCAAGAAGCGTGTTACACGTGCCAAGGCGATTTCCAAAGAAAGTTCCCAGAAACCCCTCGCCGATATTCGCAAGGATCTAGAGGAGGCGAAGCTCATCAAACCCCTCCCCAAGGAGACCAAAGAGAGAGTGCCCGAAGCCGTGCTCCGTAGCATGCACAGGGACTATTTGTTGTTGAGGAATAGAGCACTCTAGAAATGTGCGACGAAAACTGGGTAGAGCCTGGTTGGAGCAAACAATTGCGGAGAAGACCCGTAGTACGTTCTGTGGCTGTTATTACACCAACACCCACAGAAGGTTTTGATAACAAGGCCGAGGACTGTAGCCTCGTTGGGAAGATGGACAGAATCGTCTCGGCAGATCCTGGAGGCAGGACAGATTTGATGGCCCTATTTGACGATGGCTATGATGGCAAGAAGGGTGTCCATGCTATCAAGCTCTACTGGAACAAATGCTTCGGCCTCCCTTTTACATGTAACGTGGCAGACGCTCCGAAGACAGCACAATTCAACGGGCCCTATGGAATTGCCATAGATTCCAACGATAATCTGTACGTATCCGATATGCGCAATAATGCGATCCGCAAGATAACACCGAGAGGTATTGTGAGCACTTTCGCAAAAGTAAATGGTCCTCCGGCGGGGATTGTGGTCACTCAGAGTGGCAACGTATTTGCGTGCGACTACGGGAAGAATGTCATTTACAGGATCTCGCCAGCGGGTACCGTAACTACATTCGCGGGCAACGGCGATGTAAGCCGAAAGGACGGTACTGGTACCGCGGCCAGTTTCGCCAAGCCGTCAGGTCTTGCCCTTGGCTTGGATGGCACACTCTATGTTGCCGATACGGCGAATCACGCCATTCGTAGAATAAGTCAGACAGGAGTTGTGGAAACCATGGCAGGGGGTAATAAGAAGGGGTGTGAGGATGGTGGCAAGGGCACGGCGACTCTCAATTTGCCCGCAGGAATCGCCGTGGATGCGGGAGGAAATGTATATGTCTCGGAGCTTGGGAATAATTATATACGCAGGATTTCACCTGGAGGAGAAGTCTCTACGGTGGCTGGCTTAGAAAAAGGAGGTATTGTTGGGAAATCGAGCCAGTGTGGTGTGGGAGGTGGAAGTGCAGGTGGAGGAACTTGGAAGGATGGTAGGGGAAGAGAGGCGGCCTTTGATGCTCCTCTTGGTCTTGCTATGAGCGCGGGAGGTATCTTGTATGTAGCGGATACCTATAATCAGCGCATTCGCAAAATGACGCCTGATACGGTGTTTACAACTTTGGCGGGGAATACTGAGTCAGGTAGGAAAGATGGAGTAGGGCCTGGTGCGAGTTTCTATCGTCCGAGTGGATTGGCCGTGGATTCTCAGGGAAATATCTTCGTGGCCGATCAATTCAATAATACTATCCGAAGAATTACTCCTGGTGGGGTGGTCACTACATTTGCGGGAAGTGGTTCGGCGGGATTGGTGGATAGTTATTGAGTAATATTAGAATGTCGTTGATGGGTTCAGATACATTATCAGGAACACCTGGGAATCAGAGTGCCGTTGCGGTATTTGAGGTTGGTTCTGTTGCATCGGTTTGGCGTACTACGTCATTTGAGAACGGTGCTCCTGCTACAGGAAATGGTGTTATGTGGTTAATGTCAACGGTATATCAAGGGGATATGGATCAACCATCCAACCTTGCTTTCGCATTTTATTATACTTTTATAAACACAGGGCCCGCAGTAACAGGGGCTACAATGTCCTGTGGACTTGACAATATTGGTTATATAGTATTAAATGGTGTAAAATATAAATCTACGGATGTAATTATGAATTTAGGATATGAAGGTTTATCCTTTACTAATTTATCTGTGAATATACCACCAGGATTAAATACGTTGGAGGTACGTGTCGTGAATATGTCAGGTAATCCAGCAAACACTGTATGGCAAAATCAAGGATACAGGGGTGGGCCTACTGCTGCGTGGATGGCAATAACATCTGGATCAACAGTTCTCGTCAAGACAACCGATAAATGGAGATGTACGGCATTTGATTACCCAGCAAAATTTATAGGCCCCTTGTCCTTAGGAGACGTGGGAGAAAACGCTGGTCTATCCGGACCATATAGTCTGGCGGCCCTTGCTGGGAAGGTGATGTATGATAATTCTGCGAATGCCACTACACTCACTTCTCCGGTAAGTTTATTTACAGCTGTTGGAAAGACATTTGTTACTCCATCATATCTCATAATAATAACAGCCACATCTGGAGGGAATCGGGGTGCTCCTACAGGGAATGCAACATCTAGACTACAAAGCATAGTAGCAAATAAAGTAATTTATAGCTATAGTGGAGGAATGGTTGCTTTACTAGGGTTTGATGCTTCGCCGTATAATGTAAAGGATCTTAGTATAACATACAAGAATGGTACAAATGGAACAGTAAAAACTTTTTATGAGACAGCAAATGTTGACGGCAATGGTAGTGATTATACCTCTTTCACTTTATCACCCTCATCGCCAGATAATGTAACACGTTAAAACCCTCCTAACATAAACCCGAGCCTCTATATACAAATATGACCCAGAATCTCACTGTTCTTTACCGCAAGTTTTATGAAACTTACAGTAAACAATACGGACCCAATACCTGTATCCTCCTCTTGGTAGGAAAATTCTACGAAGTCTACGATCTCATTGACCCAGAATCAGGAAATCCCCACACATCCATGAAACGCGCCGTGGAAATCATGAACATCGCCCTGAAAGAAAAACCCAACTACGGCCCCAATAAAGAAACCGGCTTGTGGGCCGGCATTCCTGAACAAAGTCTCCACAAATTCGCAGCCCCTCTCACGGCTCTCGGCTGGACCGTGGTGGTCGTGGATCAAGTAAAAGAGGCTTCCACGAATCAAGTCATCAACCGAATACCCACGCGTATCCTGAGTCCAGGAACACACTTAGAAACCGCCTCGCAGGAGCGCATGAGTGTGTCTGCCATCTGGATAGACGGTCCAATCTACGCGGCGGCCGTACTGGATATTACGACGGGCGAAGTGTTCTCCTTCCAGACCACCGAGCCCTATAATATCCAGCACATGCTCCAAGTGTATTGTGTAAAAGAGAGTGTTGTGAGCCAAGTACCGCCCGCCGCAGGCGCAGGCGCAGTAGCTATACCAGGCATAGTCCACGAGATTCCCTTTTACACCAATGATAATTTCGCGAAGCCATTTGCCCGAGAAGAATATTTCCGCAAAATGTTCCGCCTCAAATCCATGCTCCCCGTGAGAACTGCGTTGCGTCTAGGGCCTATTGTGGCCGAACAAACAGAACGAGCCATTTGCCTTTTACTCCGTTTCGTAGAAGATCATTTTCCTCAACAAGTGGATCGTCTCGCCAGCCACGAACCCTATACGCCTGCCCACCACATGGCGCTGTCAAACAACATCCTAGAGCAACTCAGTATTATCACGACGAATGGCCAGAAGTCCGTACTCAGTCTTCTACAACACACTCATTCGGCCATTGGACGACGCGATCTGCGCGAACGCATCTTGCGACCCATTACAGCCGTGGACGAGTTGGAGAAGCGCTGGGCAGAAGTCGCGTACGCGAGCGAACTCCCTAACCAGCGCAGAGTGGCCCTAGAGCGGGATCTCAAGGGTCTCTATGATATTCCCAGGCTACATTATACATTCGCAGAAGCATCCACTGGCAGTCTAGATATCCTACAACTTGCCCAGAGTTATTGTGCCACTGTTTGTCTCATTCAGAATCTCCGAGATACTCCTCTTGCGTGTCCCGAGTTGCTAGAAACCCAGATTGCCGAATTCCGTCGCATGTTCCGTTCCTTATTTGACGAGGAAAAGGCCCAGCGCAAGGAAAATGGAGAGCCCATTGGCTTTCTTACGGCAATGTCCGGTCCTAGGACGATGGCGATAGAGAAGAAAATCCAGGATATTCAGGAGACTTGGACACAGACTTGGGCAGTGTTCTGTAAGGAAATCAAGATACCGGCTGAAAGCTTCTCGCTCGTGTTAAAGGGTGATGGGGAGTTTGCCTGGGAAGGTTCTCGGACTCTTTTGAAAACGGTGCAAGGGGCGGTGTTTTCCAAGGCTGGGGGATTGACGGCCTTGGCGGTGGATTACAAGAAATCGGGGCCGATTACGATTTCGTGTAAAGAGCTATATGTATTTGTGGACAGTGTGCGGACCCTGTCTCGTGATTTGGCGATTATGCTTCGCCAAGAAAGCCGGCCGGCGTGTGATACGATGTGGGAGGCTGCCGTGCCTTTCCAGAAGGAATGGTTTTCTTGGTTGGGGCGCATAGATTCAACCATCGCACTAGCAGTGACGGCGAGGATGTATGGCTGGACACGGCCTTCTGCCGAAGGCAAAGGAGCAGCTGCCGCAGAGGGAGGCCTAGAAATCGTAGGGCTTGTCCATCCTCTCTTGTACACCGCGCAGACACGCATGGAATATGTGAAACACAATGTAAGCCTAGGTTCCACTAAAGCCAAAGGCTGGCTCATCTACGGGGTGAATGCGAGTGGCAAATCGAGTCTGATGAAGGCCGTCGGTATCGCCACCATTCTCGCCCAAGCCGGCTCCTTCGTGCCAGCAGAGTCCATGCGTATTCGCCCCTACGACGCTGCCTTCAGCCGTATCTGGAGTCACGATAATTTGTGGGCGGGCCTTTCCAGTTTCGCCGTGGAAATCTCCGAACTCCGTGATATTCTCGCCCAGGCCACCGACAAGAGCCTCGTACTCGGTGACGAAGTCTGTAGTGGCACGGAATCCATGTCGGCCACTGCGCTAGTGGCGAGTACTCTGGAGCATCTGGATGAAAAGGGCTGTCATTTCATGTTCGCCACGCATCTCCACGATTTGATGAAAGTTCCCCGACTTCTTCCTAGGCCAGGCATCGCGGTCTGGCATTTGCGCGTACAACGGACGCCCGAGGGAAAACTCATTTACGACCGAACTCTCCAAGCAGGAAGTGGGTCATGTACCTACGGCCTAGAAGTGGCGAGGGCCATGGGAATACCTCTCAAACTTCTGGATCGCGCCCACGAAATACGCCGTGCTCTGGGCGGTGAAGTGGCGGCCACGGATGCTCCGAAGAGTCTGTGGAATCCCAACATTCAGCGAAAGGCGTGTGAAGTGTGTGGAGATCCCATTGTAAAGGAGCTGGAAGTCCATCACATTCTGCCGAGAGCAGAAGGGGGCAGTAATGAGTTGCGGAATTTGGTGGTCTTGTGTGAGAGGTGTCATGATAAGCACCACGCAGGCCAGCTAGAAGTGGGTGAACTCCGACAGACTTCCGAGGGGCTGGAGAGGAGTACCACCGTGTTTTCGGAAGTGGCTGCGCCAGTAAAAAAGAAGGCGCCGAAGTGGACTGAGGAACAGATGGAGACCATCCGTACCGCAATCAATAAATTTTCGGGCAGGCCTTTGACACGTATTTGTCTGGAGTTAGAGGAAGTTGGCATTCACATCAAACCGGCCCAACTGAAGGGGCTTATTTAGGCAGAGGCCGTCTGAGGAGGCAGGGCCGCATTCGGGGGCATCGCGATGTAGGTGATAGGGCCCGCAGGTCCCGCAGGACCGACAGGGCCTGCTGCGCCATCAGCGCCAGCAGGACCCACAGGTCCCACAGGTCCAGCGGGGCCAGCAGGGCCAGCAGGGCCCTGGGCGCCAGCAGGGCCAGCAGGGCCAGCGGGGCCAGCGGGGCCAGCAGGGCCGGCAGGGCCAGCAGGGCCAGGAGCCGCCGCCGCGGAAGCCAGTCCAAACCCACCAGAACGAAGCGCCTCAAGCTCCTTCTTTAACTCCGCCAACTCGCTCTGTAACAGCCGGACTTCACGTCCAAGAGGATTCCCGCGCTGATAGTTCAAACCACCGCCAGTCAGAACAGAAGTCATTTTGTTTCTGGACAAGCATAACCTTCTTTTACACAACCTATGAACGCAGATATCCAGCCGTCCGGGGCTATAAAATTGATTTCCTACATATCTCCAGAAGAAAGTCCAAATGATCATTCCCATCCGGTGTTTCAGCTGTAACAACGTCATCGCCGACAAGTGGAACAAATACAAACAACAAGTCAAGAAGATTCGTGGCAGTTCCGAGGAGCGTTTCTACATGGACGGCAGTCAGATTCCCCAGACTCCCGAACTAACCATCATGACCTCCCTCGGCCTCAAGCGCCCCTGTTGTCGCAAACAATTCCTAACCCATGTTGATTTGATGGACAAAATTTAACAATACATTAGCAGAAGATGGAGCTATTCTTGCCAGGAGTCATAGTTGTTTTATTGGCGGCATTTTTCATATTCCTCATTATCCCCCGATTCGGTACAACAATCCTAGTGGGCGCCAGTGTTTTCGCACTCTGTATTGCCGTCTACAATCACACAACCATGTTTGGATCCGAGTATCGCCTAAGTACCTGGCAAATGGGTCTGGCCGCATCTGCGCCGTGGATTCTAATCTTCCTCGCACTCCTCTTTGTCATAGGAGCGCTCCAGTACATGTTTTCAGGTTCCAGCAACGGCCAGTCCATCGCCGATCAAATAAGTAATTCCATAAATACCTCCGTCTCAAATATGCCTTCCGCCAAATCAGCAACCAACCCTTTAACATCTCTGGTAAATACGGCAATCGAAAACACAAAGTCGATCCTGTCTCCCACGAATAACTCTAGAAACAAGTCGCCCATTATCCCCGGGCTTGGATACAAATCATCCAGTGTATGAAAAAATATATAGATAGTGTAGCATGGCCAAGCAGAGAACCACGAAGAAGGTGTCAAAACCCCTCAGTCTAGGTGGACTTCGCAAGGCTCTCGAACATATCAAGGGTTGTGCGGGAAAGATGAGTGTGCCCGAATTCCAGAAGGAGTACAAGAAGGTCTTCCACAAGAATATTAACCCGAAGGACGCCAAGGCCTATATACAGAGCCTAAAGGCCTCCCGCCAATCCGGCGGTGCCGCGCCCCTTCACTACGAGCTCCAGGCGGGAGCTCCGACACCTTACGGCAGTTTCCCTGCTTATTTAACTGGCGGATTCGGCTTTGCCAATGTAAGCTCCACCCTAGGAGAGGCGGCAGGCGTGACGAATTTCCCTTCTCCGGCTGCGCGCATGGGATCCAATCTCGTTGGAGGAGCAAAAGGGAAAAGGGCCACGAGGCGCAAGGGCAAGGGCAAGGTCCAAAAGGGTGGTGCTGGTATGCTCGACGTAACACTCAGCAATGTGGCCGAGGTATTCAACCGCCCCTTCCCCGCTGCCGCCCCTCCCACAATCGGCAATGATGTACAGATGTTATCCAAGGGCGTCCCAGGTTTTGATAGCCCTCGCCCTGAATTCCACAGCCCTCATATACCTTCAACAAACATTGTACACTCTATGCAGGCAAGTCCCGCAAGCAAACTTGTCTAAGGGCCCGCTTTTGCGCTGATAAGAAAACCACTCGGAACTTTAGATTTAGAATGTCTACATCTAATGTCCCGGCACCCGAACAGGCGCCACCAAGTCCTCCTTTTATTCCAGCCGCTGATCAACGGCAACCTTTACCCGAACTTAACTCGCCAAATATGGGTTATGGAGCTCCTATCCCAGGAGCCCCCCAGATCCCTGCGATAAGACCAGCGGGGCCCAGAGCATCTGGGCTGAATTATGGCCCCTTCATGGCTGCCGCTGCAGCCCAGCCCTTGCCCAAAACGTCCGAGCTAAAACTCCACTCGGCCAATCCGAATACACTCCTCTCCAGAAAACTCCTGGACACCTACTTCAAGACAACAGACTACCCTTTTACACGGCACCATATTGATTCCTTCGATCAGTTCGTAGCCCAAGATATCCCCGCCATTCTGAAATCTAATAACCCCATCCTCCTCCTCAAAGAGCTGAATCCCACCACAGGTACTTATATGTATCGCGTAGAAATCTTCATCGGTGGTCGCACAGGCGAGGAAATAGAAATCGGCGCACCCACCATCGCGCTCCAAAAAGGCAAGGAAGTGCGTATTCTTTTTCCGAATGAGGCGAGGCTCCGTAATCTCACGTATGCTTCCACCGTATACGCCACCATTCGCGTAGAGCTCACCATCACTCTCCCGGATCAGCCTACAGCCTCTGCTGCTTCCGCAGCAGAAGGACCCCAACCAATCGTCCTGGAATTCAAGCGCATGCCCTTGTTCCAGCTCCCAATCCTTTTACACAGTCGCAACTGCGTTCTCCACGGCAAGCCAGGCTCTTTCCTCAAAGAGGCCGGCGAATGCCCCCAAGACCAGGGCGGATATTTCATCGTGGAAGGAGCTGAGAAGGTTCTCATTACCCGGCAAGAGCAGGCCTTCAACACCCTCTACGTCCAGAAGCAACCGAATAATGACAAGGTGGAGACCTACGGCAACATCACCTGCCTGTCTTCCGAGACACGCCAAGTCAAGGTCGTCACCTTCAACTGGGTCCGAGCCACCGACACCCTCGTGGTCAGCCTCCCCTATGTCCGCAAACCCCTCCCGGTCTTCATGCTCTTCCGCGCCATGGGTGTACAATCCGACGAAGATATCCTCCGGCTACTCTACCCCGACCTGGAATCTGCCGAGGCCAAGCTCGTGGTCCCCCACCTCCTCGCCAGCATCGCCGAGGCCTTCCCTTTTACAGATACCTATTCCAGCGTACAGTTCATCAAGGCCATGACCAAAGGCTTCAGCGAAGAGCACGTCTACGACATTCTCTTCAACCAGACATTCATCCACATCTCCGACAAACAGGGCGGAAGTCGCGTCCACTTCCTCGCCGACTGTGTGCGCCGTTTCATGCGCGTCCATCTGGGCATTGACCCGAACGCCGACAGGGACGACACGCGCAACCAGCGCGCCCTCACCAGTGGCCACCTCATCCGCATGTTGTTCTCCAACGCATACTCCAACTGGAAGAAGGCCGTCCGACTCGCCGTCGACAGCGAATACGCCTATAACGTGGATATATACAGGGGTCTCCGATTCGCCAACATCTTCAGCGAAGGCAATATCCCCAAGCTGTTTGTGTACCCTGGACGCAATGAAAAAGGGAGACAGGAAGGTGTCACCATTACCGCAGGCATTATGACCGGATTCAAGGGGCGCTGGGTCACGGGAGGCTCAGGAGGTGGCGGTGCGCTCGGCCACAGCGACGAGAAGACCGGTGCTCTCCAGTCGCTCTCTCGCATCTCCTACCTGGATTTCATGAGCCACACACGTCGTGTCGTGCTCAACTTTGACACCGGCATGAAGCTCACGCGCCCGCGCCAGCTCCACACGAGTCAATACGGCTTTTTCTGTACGAATGAGACACCTGGAGGATCAAGCATCGGCATTACGAAGAACCTGTCCATGATGACGATGATCTCCATCGCCTGCGACCCGGCTCCTGTGCTTGCGCTCATGCTCGGCCGAGGCTGGGTCATACCCTGCTCGGAAATGCGCAACGACCTCATGCGCACCGCCGTGCCCGTCTTCTTGAACAACGGCATTGTCGGCTACACCCTGTCGCCGTTTGACTTGAC